GATGTTGTCCATTATCACGATTGTTATCAGTTGGAACATTAGCCACTCTCTCTTGATGTAGAGGAGCGTCAGTTGTAGGTGGTATTTCATGGTTGGTATTTGGGTTCACTAGGTATTGAATAATTCGACAGGTTTTCTGATTGGTCAAGAGAAAATGTAAAAAAAGTTTTTAGAACAAATCCCTCTTGTGTTTGATGAACTCGACTAGCCAGCGATCCTCGATACTGCCGAGGTAGTCACGCTCTATGTCGGTCCGGCCTTGGTCTTGATGTAGCCATGTCCAGAAGTCATCGACCCATCCGTTGGTCTTGATCGTCTCGACTGGTGACTCTTGTTTGGTAAACACACTTGACTCTTGTTTAACAATAGTCTCGTCCTCCCACCTGCGTTGGTTCAGCCATGTCGCAGGGTAAGGAACAAACTGCGGGTCTTTCCAAGTCTTCTTGTGCTGCTCTAGTGCAGGTAGGACTTCTGCCAATACACATTTGTTTTTGCTCCACGCTTTCTTCGCTTGAGGTTTGGCTACCTTGCGAGGGTAGGAGGAATAGAAGGATTCAAATTCACTATCGGTATTTCCACCCTGTGGCTTTTCCGTAGGGTGGATTTTTTCATCATTCACTTTCTGAGTTTCTGATTTCTGAATCTCTTCTGTATGAGTCTTTGTTATATTAGAAATAATAGACGCGCGCGCGGATCGTCCATTTTTTGCCTGATGGTCTGGCAAATCTTGGAGCATGGCATCTGGCAAATCTTGGAGCATGCCCCCCCATGTGGAAGAATCTGCCTGATGGGTCAAACGCTCACTTGTCAGCACGGTTTTTGCCACTTGGCTGATGGTATAATACTTCATTGCCTTGCCCTGTTTGATGTCCAATTGGGAAGACTTAACTAGCCCCATTTTCTCTAACGCACGGAACACATCAGCTATCGTTCTCTCACTCCAGAACGGAAAGAACTCTTCCTGCCAACCCTTATAGCTATTGTATATCCATCGCTCGTCATCGACCAATCTTCCGCACCTTTTGTTGGAACACAGGTAGTGCATGCTCTGAAGGACGATTGCCTCAGATAGACCTATCATCTTGGCAAGGCTTGGCTGAAACACCAGCGGCGTTTCGTCAATTAACAAATTCGATTTACTCATAATTTAAAGGGGGCCACCCCCCACTACGGTGAAAGACCGATTGATTGTCGGGTAGAAATATTTCCGTAGCGGAGGATGATATTATTGTGTCGATTTAATCTTTCGTTTCGTCCGTTTCTACGCAGACGGCTGTATTGCTACAGCGATTTCAACCCTACACTCGCTCGGTGCAGTGTCAAACTTTTGTTTAGATTATATTCAGCAGTTCAAGCATGGCTTGATTTATTCGTCATATTCTAATCGTGAGCTATAACCTGTTGCGTTATACCTCAACTTTATTCTTGAGGAACTGATAGGTCGTAGCAGCCTTCTCAAACTGCTCCCAGCTTGCGGTCTTGTCCTTGCCAGCGCACCAGAAGAATTGATTCGCACATTCCTCCCAGTCTTCGGCTCGCTTCTTCGCTTGGTTAAGCTCAGTGATGAGCTTCCATTCTCGGTTCGCGCTGCGTCCAGAGATAGTGTAGTTCTCTTCTAGTTCTGATTGCAGGCGATCCCGCTCTTCCCGCATCTCTGCTAGTGTTTCGGAGAGCCTAGCGAGTTCGCGGTAAGACTCGTTTAGGTCTTTCAGTAGTTGTGAATCGTGGTGGCTCATAGGTCTGAATACTCTCGCGCAATTGCGTAGGCTTGCATTAGCTTTTCGTTGGCTAGGTCAATCTCGTCGGCGGCATAACCGATGTCATCTCTGTTCATATAGATCATTGCAGATTCGATGAACCGCATTGATTCTTCTAGGTAGGTTTTAATCTGATCTTCTGGTTTCATATTCTCTCGATAAAGATTGGGGTTTGTTCACCGACATACGCTCCCTGCGTATTGAAGTAAAAATATTCTTGCGCTTCTTCTGGAGTCATGCCTTGGGATTCTAAAATTTCCATGCACTTGTCCCGATCATACACCGCAAGCGGAGTGTTGAACTGCCAGCCGATGCCGATGAATGCTTCGTCTAGCCCGTCTGCAAGCAAAATCGAATAGTCGTCTCCGACATGCTCGTCTAGTTTTTCTTTGAGGCTCATTATTGTTAAACAGTAGTCAGGGTTTCAGCAAGGTTCAGGTCGATATATTCCCGAACGAAATCTTCCGCTCGGTCATAATCCTTAATGAACGAGAGCGTCATTATTTCTACCTTCGCTCCGTTCGGTTTTCTGATGACAACTTGGTTGCCGTCCATTGTTATTTCGCATCCGAGATGGATGAATTTTTTGTTCATAGAAATTCAATGTTGACACAACACAATATGTGGCGCAAGCTGATTTCTCAATGAACACATACAACACAGCAGAAGTAATAATGACAATGCCTGACACAAACGAGATGTCTGTCGGCTACTCCACACGCACAGCAGACGAGCCAGACTTGGCGCATCCAAGCCTGCTTGCCCTGCAAGAAATAGACTCGCTGCGTGATGAGCTACGGCACGAACGCTACAAGCGATTGCTCGCGGAAGGAGAGGTAGCAAGGATGAAGTTTGAGGAGGCTCGCCCAAGCGACCAGCATTTCCTTGGTTTTCCTCTCAGGTGCTACGATTCGAGCGACGACGACTGCATGCGGACTAGCTGGGAAGTAAAGATCGAAGGAGTGTGGCATGAAGTCATCACTTGCGGTATGAGCTTCGACAAGAAGGAAGCCGTCGAATCAATCATCCGCATTCTGAAAAGCAAAATATGATTGCCTCACAAGACGGTGATCCAACAAAGAGATTACTGGAAGAACTGCTGAAGATCACGGTTCACGATGTCCGTTACCAGATACCTTCCGCCTGCCCTAAGAACGAGCGGGTAGAAGCCAAGCGCACAGCGGAGGATTTCTTCAAGACGAAGTTTTATCGAGAAGTCTGCGACATATTCAACCTGCCAGCGAACAAGGTTGCCAAGCTGGTCTTGTCGCAGAAGAACCAATTCGTCCGAGATGAACGGGAGGATAGCGATGAACTGCCCTAAGTGCGGAAAGAAGACGAAGATCATAGACAGCAGAGTTGCTGGTGATAGAACAGTAGTCAGCAAAGAATACCAGTACTCCGGTAGCAAGGTTCGCAGGAGGCATCAATGCAAGTGCGGGACACGATTCAGCACGATAGAAATCTTCTGCGAAATACTGCCACCTCAATTTCCCCCTGAGAATAGATACAAGAAACCTAAACCTAAACATAAAACAAAGAAACCAAAGGCCAAACCAAACAACGATTGGCTGGAGAGAATAAATAGAAAGCTAGAAGAATGACATACGAACAATTTGTTAACGCATTAGTTAAGAACGGACATAAGATAAAAGAGGAACTAACTGGCGACGAATGCCATACAATCCACATGATTATGGGAATCTGTGGAGAAGCTGGCGAGCTGCTGGATGCGGTGAAAAAGGCAGTTATTTACCGCAAGAATCTGGACAGAACGAATGTCATCGAGGAGCTAGGCGACATTGAATTTTACCTTGAAGGTTTCCGCCAGTCGGTTGGAATCAGCAGGGATGAGACAATTAAAGAGAACATGGACAAGCTATCCAAGCGTTACGCGAAAATCTCCTACACCGATGAGGCCGCTCAAACTCGCGCTGATAAAGCCTGAGAACATATTGCTGCTGGCAGTCGTAACAGTATGTGCAATCTACAAGTTGTTTCTTGAATGACGCTGCATCCGTTCGTAGGCATGGACGAGTCCGGCGATCTGCACATCTACATATCACCATTCAAGTTGCATAAGTTAAGCCCGATGCACTCTCGCGGTAGACCATTCCCAGACGGTGCGGAACAAAACATCTCGTCTGATAAGGCAGAAGAGTTGTTAAATAAAATGCACGATTATTTTAACGAGTATGAAAACGGTAAGAGGTCTAAAAAGAAATAAGCCCATGAACAGGGTATCCGATAAGCACCGGAAGGAGCTAAAGGAATACTCTAAGATTAGGTATGATTACTTTATGCTGAATCACTTCTGCGAGATATGCGGCAATGCGGCAACGGACATTCACCACAAGGCTAGACGAGGAAAGAACTTGAACAACACAGAGACTTGGATGCCTGTGTGCCGCCTGTGTCACACAAAACTTCACGACAATCCGAAGTGGGCAAAGGAAAATGGATACTTGATATGACTATATTCGCAATAGACCCCGGACCTACAGACTCAGCATTCGTTCAGTGGGATGGGACGGTTGTCGATCACGGACATCTTAATAATTACGATATGCGGCAACTGCTGATCGGTAGGGAATACGACATCGTAGCCTGTGAAATGGTAGCCTCATACGGCATGGCGGTAGGTGCTAGTGTATTCGATACCTGTCGATGGGTTGGGAGATTTGAAGAGGTTGCCATGAAGGACACGCTCTTGTGCTACAGAAAAGACATTAAAATGTATTTGTGTCGCACGATGCGGTCAAAGGACAAGGACATCAGGCAGGCATTGCTGACGATGGTGGGACCGCAGGGGACTAAAGACAACAAGGGACCGACATACGGATTAAAATCTCACACTTGGTCAGCCCTAGCGGTTGCGGTGTATGCTCAAAACAAATTGACTACTGTTCAACAATAGTTATATTGCGACACACCGTTCTTTTGGTTCGGTGTTTTTGTGTGTTCATAGGTTGGGAAGGGGGCGCAAGCCCCCTTCTCATTTCATCTTAAAGAAGTTGACTGACCTTGTTTTGCCGTCATCCCAAATAATAGAGAACTTCTTTTGCTGTGCGCCCATCCTCTTCAAGCGTTCTGTTGCTGCCGCTCTACCAACACCCATCTTTTCCGCTGCATAATGGGCATCAATCCAACCATCTTTAAACAACTGCTCTCTGCTACTTACTTTGTTTGAATCGAATAAAGCCTGCCAAGCATCAGCTACAGAGGCAACATCCACGGATTGTTTGGTTTTCTTTCGCATAGGTTTACGGTTATTTGTGTGTCAGTGTAGTAGCCGTAGCCGAAGCCTTGGCTCCAAGCCAATGTAGCGCGGCGTGTCTTTGCATAGGAAGCGTCGAACTTCATCAGCATTCCAACGCAGTAAGCGGTAGCGGATTGCAATGTTCTACCCGGCTCTTGTCCTACTCGGTGTAGGTGTCCCATGATGCAGTTACCAAATGTCTCCGCATGATCGCGGATAGCAGCCATGTTAAACATGTATCCATGTAGAAACTTATGACCACCAAGAGTGTAGTTTGAACGAATATCGTATTCGTATGTTCTAGCCTTGAGCTTCTTAGCGGTAGCCTCGATCTCCTGTATAACAATAGTCGCAGCGTGAGCAGCCAAGGCGTTAGGAGAATTCGCCAGCTTAAACAATCTATCCTCGTGATTTCCGTAAAGGATATGCTGTGGCTTTAGCTCTTGTAGAAAATCTACACCAGCAGCAAGGTCGTCAGCTACAGACGCAGCCCTATCAGCAGCGTTAGGGTCTGACATAGCTCCACCTCTAGCAGCCGCCATGTCCACGAAGTCTCCGAGATGAATGGTCGTGTCAGGGCGGAAGCGGGATTGGAACGAAAGCACAGCGTCCCTAGCTTCTGGGTCGATGTGATCTCCGTGAGAGCAGCTAACCGCCATCCACTTCTTCCACTTCTTCGTAATGTTGAACGGCTGGAACCGCTCGCTTGCTTTAGTTTTCATCGTGAATTTTAGGGCATTCAAAACCATCTTGACTAAAGATAGGATTGCCAGTCTCGTCCAAGTGCGGGAAGTGACGAAGGCAACTATAGGCCCTAGCTGAAATCTCTTTCACGGTCTTTGGACGGGTAGAGTGATGCAGTAAATCTCGGAGGAATTTACGAGTTTTCCAAAGCGAGTATTGTTGTTCGTGGCGTAAACTCATTTTAATTCTGGGTGTTGTTTGGCATCTGCTGGTGTAAATACTTTTAGGAACATATCTGTTGAACCTAGCCAGCTAAAGCCATGCCCCCATGTTATCGTCTCTTCTGGACTTGCCATACAAACCTGCTGGTCTTTACCGCAGCCTTGCTGGTCGCCTCGGAATGTCCACCAACTACCGGGTTTCGGAATTGTCATTTGTGTGTAGGAGTTCTTGTGGGAATTTGTTAATCAAGTCCATCAATGCAGCCTCCCCGTCTATCACAGCATCCTCGCTCAATTGTGGGAATACAGCGTGAAGGACTTCGTGTATCGCGGTAGAGAGAACCATGTCTGGGTCTGGATCAACAAATATCTTGTTGTCTTCAGCGACACAAAGGCCGATGTCGTCTTCCTCAACGCCGATGTAGTCATCCTCAGTAGGCTTTTTGAAGATTACCTTCCAAGGTTCGTCGCTGACTCGGACTGTTATCCGTTTGAATCGCACAGTAATAAGATCGCAGATTCTTTTAAGGAGTCAAAAGATATTTTTATATGCTTGTGTAAGTGGCTGAATTGCTACCACTTCACCTTCGACGACCAATAGGCCGCACTCGTCTTGCCCTTCTTAATATTGGCTCGATGCCTAGCTTTGAAACTTTCCCTGCGCTTGCGATATGATTCAGACTCTCCCTCTTTCTTCGGTGAACCAGATACCCCCTGTTGCCCAAATCGAATTGTCCTTGGTTTTCCATTATCACTTACGAGAACAACATGGCTCTTCGTTGGGTGGCTAGGCGTCCTTTTAGGCTTGTTCACACCAGACACACCGAGTCGCTTCATTGCTGATTTAATTGCTTCGCTCATTGCTTAATGCCTCCTTGATGATCTGCCTCACATGGTTAATCTGCCTAGCCTTTAGACACTGCCTCAGTATCTCTTTTAGTTTCTTGTTCTCTTGAATCAACGCTTCGGTATCACTCATAAAGGGCTAGTCTTGCAAACGCATAAAGGGCAGTTAGCGATACCGCCATTGCAAGCATCGCTAAGGTTAATAGTTTGTATTCTTTGGATGTCATTTAGAAACCTCTACTTGAAGTAGAGTATGCCTTATTAATCCTATCTGCATCACCAGATTTTCGAGCGGCATTCATTTCTACAACTCCACTAACTGTATCTTTTATTTTTTGAAAAAAAGATGGCTCTTCTTTCTTGTCGAGTCCGTAGAATTTTTTTGCGAAATTCTTCTTAGATTGCTCCCACTCCTCGTCGCTGATCCCCATCTTTTTTCTATTCTCTGGAGTAAGCTCGCCATACTTATTATTGAATGCCTCTTTCAAGGCTTTATTTTCCATGTCCATAATATTGTTAAACGATAAATTTCTTACTGAATTGCAGTGCGTTATTCCACCTGTTTTGCAAGCCAGTCCAAAACTTTGCTCTGGCTCCCACGGGTGGAGCAACACGAATCTCGTATGTTTCCCTAGCCTCACGCAGCCTGTCAAGAAATGCCGTAACATTCTTTACTGCTTTAGCTAGAGTTACCTTTGTTACAGGTCCAAACTTCCCGTCATCAGCAATACCTAGAGCAATCTGCAAAATACGCAATGCGCCTTTCGGTCCTCGGTTAAATGCAGCATCTCGGAGGAATGCTTCCAGCGGAGCTAGTTCAGTCCAGTTCTTAACGACATCAGTATACTCCACAAGATACTTCTTAGCGTAGCTCTCTGCGTGAGCATGACGGTTGTTGTCGATGAGATTCTTTAGATGTGTAGCAGCCTTCGGATGGTATCTATCGTTGATACCAGCGATTTCAAATGTGCCGCCACCATCAGCCTTTGGTAACGGATAAACTTTAAGCCTGCCCAGCTTGTCCCTGCGAGCTTCTGACTTCAGGATGAAGTCTCCCATCTCTAGTCTCTCTGCTTCGGTAGCCATATTAAAAGTCTGCCTGCCCTTTGATCTCGCCCTTAATAGGAAGAACGCTAACGCTGATCCACAGACTATCCAGTAAGCGAATTAGAAAGTGTCTATCGTCAACAACTGCATTGAACCTAATAGGGTTCTCATACCACACATGGGAAGGATATGCTTGAGCGTAGCAGTTGAAGGAAAGAAGGAGAATAAATAGACCGAGCAGCTTGCTTCGCACAGGCTTCGCTCTACGGACTTCTGCGTTCGGATTGAACTGACCACCCGGTTTAGTCCTGCGAATCGTTTTACGGGCCTTTACGCGCCCGTAAATAGCCAATCCTGCACCGAGTGATTCCATCGCTAGGGTAACGATGTCGGTCAACTCCTCGTTGACTATATCAACCTTGAACCATTTCAAGGCTTGAGCCAGTAGCATAACGACGATACCTATGATCGTCCGGCTCTGCCACCATGCCTTCTCGTCGTTCATTTATCGGTCAGCTTTGCAAGGGCAAGCTCGATAGCGAGGTTGACTGCGCGGTTAGATGCGTTGATCCCCTCGCGGGTTGCTGCGTCTTTAATCTTATCCACGGCAATCTTACGCTTCTCGTCGCCACTCTTATCCGAAGTAAGCAGACCCGACACAACTTCCAATGCGATAGGAAGCAGTTCTTTTAGAAGAGATGCAGCCGAATCGCGGAGGATCGGGATGATAAATTCGATAACTGATTTGGATGCTCCGGTAATAGCGGAGATAGCTTTAATAAGTAGTGTTTTCATTTTTTATCTTTGTCGTTGCTGCGCTTCTCAATCATAACAATAATCGAAACTATCGCTGCAATTGTTCCGAATGCAAGCGATGTAATGCGTAGCCACTGCTCTACATGAGGCAGGACTGAAACGATAACCGCTAGAAGGCTTGTTGCGGAACCCATAAGACCAGTATGGTGCGGGGAAACTTGAGGATCAATATTCATTTAGACAAAGATATAATTTAATTGTTTAACAATACTCAATAATTATTTATTAAAATTTCTGAGCCAAATCATGGCACAACTACTGTAAGTGTTGAGTTTGCAGAATTGTAGGTGGCTGTTGTTCCAGCCGAAACACCTGTGAGAGTAACAGAAGCATAGGAATTTGTTGTTGCCGCTGGAAAAAAATTATAAGTTGTCGTCCCGGATGGCGGTGCAACATTGAATGAAACAGACAAGGTAGAAACACCAAAGGTTCCAGTTCCAGTTGATGCGCCAGTTGTAACTGCACGGGTAATTGTTCCTGCTGAAATCGTTGTCGCCCCATTATAGGAATGAGCAAGATTTCCCATTGCCAGCGTTCCCGCACCTTGCTTTGTCAAGCCCCCGTTGCCCCCATCGTTTGTGAAAGCCACGGCCATTGTCATTGTTGTTGCGGTAAAAACAGAAATAATTGCACCGCCGTTTTTAATAATGAGATTCCAAGTGACGCCTGCTGGCAACGCCAACGGGAATGCACGGCTCGTTCCTTTATCCAAATCCAGCACTCCACCATTAAAATTAATCGTGTTCACTTGCGTCCTGCCTGCGGCGGGAGTGTTGCAGGTAATATTGTTATGCTTTAATGTGCCGCCATTAAGGTTTACGGTGTTAGTCGAAGAAACTCCTGCGTTCGACACGCCAAAAATCATGTTGCTTTGATTTATGGCGACGGGTTGTGAGATGTTAAAAGTCCCTCCGTTAATGGTAAGAACAGACACAGGATTTGGATTGGTCGTCCCATTCCCGCCCCCGCCAATATAACAATTCGTCATCGTTATAGTGCCGTCATTCATGGTGAAGGTATTGCTCGGCCCCGAAAACCAAAAGCCCCCATTCGTCGCAAAGGTTCCACTGTTTAGAATGATCGTTCCGACTGCTCCTGTTGATTGATTGTCGCCAATCATTACTCCACCAAAAAGCGAGATATTTGCTCCGTTGATTGTTAGTGTTCCAACATGATTCGCACTTTGTGCAACGGTAAACCCTCGCGGCGAACCTCCTGCTCCCTGCGGCCCTGCGTTAGTTTGAGTCAGCGTTCCAGTAATAACGCAATTCGCAGGCGCGGCAGAACCGCCTTCGCAGAGGTGGAAGTCTTTTGTGGAAGTTACATTACCGAAAATCGTCAAGGTTCCAGCGGAATGCTTATACTCATTGCCAAGCGATTGAACACCACCACCAGCGTCGGTTCCCTCAACAAATGCAAAGCCTTGACTTGTTTTAAACAAAGGAGTTGTTCCTAGATACGCTTTGATGTATGTGGACATTATTGCTTGATGAAATAAATTGTATTTGCGTCCTTAACCGGAATAGCATCGTATTCAGCTTGCGTCAAAGCACGAATAAAATTGACTACAGGGTTGTCAGTTGGGTTGTTTTG